CGTCGTGAGCGTCTGCGTCGCTCCATCATCGAGTCCCGTGGCATCCCGGAACTAGCCTATACCGACCAGCAGGAAATCAAGGCGCAGCACGACTCCATCCGTGACCGTACCGCTTTCGAGACTCTCCCGCCTATCAAGGTCAAGAAGCGTCTTGGCACTCAGAACCTTATCCAGCCGGGTGGTCTTCTGCCTGTCACCACGCCAGATGACTATACATTCCTTTCGCCGCCTACTGGAAATCCCGCACTCGCCTTCAACCTTATTGATCGTGTCGAGGCCAGAAACGCGGCCTACTTTGGCCTATACCATGCGAGCATCCCTCCGGTAAAGACCCAGACCACCCAGCAGTTCATCGTGAACAACTGGCTCTCCTGCTGGAGCCGTATCTATAAGCAAGTGGTCAGCCTATCCCTGCAATACATGGACGGCTCTGAAATCGAGCGTGTCTGCTCCATGCCCATCATTGCGACCCCGCAGGAAATCGTCGGTGCGTATGACTTTAGCGTATCCTACAACGTCCGTGAACTGGATACCGACTACGTCCTTGAGCAGCTCAAGGCCATCAACCAGTACGTTGTGCCTATGGATACGGGTGGCATCGTTGACCGTAACGCCCTTATCAAGGGCATCGTGGAGGCTATCAGCCCACAAGCCGCCAAGAGCATCCTGCTCTCCCAGGCTTCGGCATCCCAGAAGATGTATAACGAAGTCCAGACGGACATCGCCAAGATGCTTTTAGGCATGGAAGCCCAGTATGTCGAAAACGACCCTGCTGCGCCTACCAAGCTGCAATATGTCCAAGACATCATCCAAAAGAACCCTAAAGCCCAGCAAGCGGCCCAAGGCGATCAACAGTTCCAAGCCCTCCTCCAGAACTATACCCAAAACCTCCAAATGTCTGCAACTCAGCAGCAGAATAAGCAAATTGGTCGAATCGGTGTTACCCCGGTGGGTGACAAGTTTGCTCAAGGGGGACAAGCCTAATGGCTAAGTCCATCGAGGAGCATAAGCGGGTTCTGACCTTTGAGACCAATGAAGTATTCGATGCCGTCATCGCATTTCTCGAAACTAGCGTTGAAGCAGAGGTCGATCGTGCGATTTCGTACTCCATCGAGGGTGAAAAGCGTATCCACGCATGTGGTCGTGCGGAAAGCCTAAAGGACTTCAAGGACTTGCTCCTTACGCTCCAGAAGGAAGCCCGTGAAGGTAAGTACGGCTCTTGAACTGTGGTAGAAGTTGCCAGAACTTGTATGCTGGCATTACGCACTTTGACTAACGGCATATACTGCGGTTAGTCCCTATGCCCCTGGGAGCATATCCCTGTTATGTCAGAAAACCAGAATGCCGATCTTGGTACGGCTCAAAACAATACCACGGGACAGCCAAACAACCCCACGTCTGGGGCCTTAAACGAAGAAACCCTTGCGGATATCCTCCGCAACACCCTGTTCGCAGACGTTGACGAACAGCCGGTACAGCCCGAAGCCGAGAAAGAGGGCGAAGTCCAAACGGAGGTCAAGGATGAGGTCGTGGAAGACGCTTCAGCGCAAGAAGCCGAACCCGAAGAAGTCCCCCAGGCCGAGGATGGCGAGGAAAGCGAAGTTCTTTCACAGGAAACGCAAGACGAAGAAGGGACAGACGGCAATCTGTCCAAGGGAGTTCAGAAGCGTATCGACAAGTTGACCGCCAAGCGAAAGCAAGCGGAAGAGGAAGTCGCCAATCTCCGCAAGGAGGTGGATGCTCTGAAACAAGCGATGACCGAGTCACGTCAATCGGGTGAGGAGGCAGAACCGAGCGTCAAAGACGCAAACAATCCGTTCTCCTCGCTGAAGACGAAGGACGCAGTTGACAAGGAAATCGAACAAGCCCGTTGGCTCCGTTACAAGTGCATGGAAAACCCCGAAGGCTTCAGTATGGGTGAAACCTACTTTGGCCCGGAAGATGTGAAGCGTATGATGGTCAACTCGACCAAGGCTATCGAAGAGCAGCTGCCTAAGCAGATCGCCCGAATCGAAGCCGAGGAACGAATCCGTCCTATCGCAGAAGCAAACTATCCTTGGTGGAAGAACCCCAGCACGAAGGAACATCAACTGGCGCAACAAGTCATCAAGAACTTCCCGGCCTTCAAGAACCATCCGGACTACATGCTCTTCGTGGGCGATTATGTCCGTGGTTTCATGGCACGTGAATCTACGGCAGCGGCCCAAAAGGCCAAGCCGATGTCTAAAGCACCAGTACAGCCCATTCGTCCTACCGTCGCTCCTAAGAAGTCTAACCCTAATGAGGTTAAGAACGTAGAGGCAGAACGTCGTTTCGCCAAATCGACCAATGCCGAAGACTTAGCAAAAGTACTCCTGTCTAAGGGTTTCATTTAAACCCACCCCCCAATCCCCATACCCCCTACCCCATAATATAACATGGCTAAACTACTCGAAAAGGACATCGTCAACGCTGGTAAGCGTGAAGACCTGGCTAACCTCATCGCTATGGTCGATGCGAAGGACACCCCCTTCACGTCGATGGCGAAGAAAGGCTCCCAGCCCGGCAACACCATCTTCCGCTGGCAAGCCGACCGTCTCCCCTCCACCTCCGCTCCGACCCCCATCGTTGATGGCACGGACGTTGACCTCACCACGGGTGTCTCCAACTACACCAACGACGGTGGCACTCAGTACCGTGTCGAACTGAACAACCGTGTTCAGATCTTCCGCAAGGCTGTCCGTGTCTCCCCGCTGACCCAAGACGTCGCCGTCATCGCTGGCGTTAAGTCGGAACTCGCCAACCAGACCTCCAAGGCCATCACCCTCATCAAGCGTGAGATGGAAGTCGCCATGTGCGCCAACCAGACCGCTCAAGTGGACAACGGCACGGTCGGTTATCGTACCCGTGGTCTCGACAAGTGGATTGTCACCTCTGCCAACATCGACACGGTTGACCTCCCTGCCGCTGCTTCGGCTTTCTGCCCTGCCGCTGCCCAAATCTCGACTGTCGGTACTGCCGCCCTCACGGAAACGGTCGTCCAGGATGTCCTCACCGGCATCTACAGCCAGACTGGTCAGTTCAAGGACTACGACGCCATCGTCGGCCCGACCCTCAAGCGTGCGTTCACGAACCTCGTGTTCACGACCGCTGCCTCTGGTACGAACGCCTACAACACCATCCGTACGCTGAATCGTGAGGCTAACGAAGCCACCTACGCTTCTTCGGTCGATGTGTTCCAAGGTGACTTCGGTCAGATTCGTCTCCACCCGTCGCTGTTCTTGAAGAACAACTTCTCCGGTTATATCATCCCGTTTGATATGCTGGAAGTGCGCTACGGTGGTAACGTTGCCCAAGTCAAGGAGTTGCAAGACAACGGTGGTGGCCCTGCTCGTCTCATCGAAGCGGTCGCTGGCCTCTGCGTCTACAACCCGCTGGCCTTCGGTAAGTTCGACTTCACCGCCTAATCAGAAGCCTTGTCTGACATCATCCAGTCGTTTGCTGACGTGATTCCGTCCAACGTCCGAAAGGAAGTTGAGCGTGAGTTGCTCACCGGCTGGAGGATGCAGGAGGCGGCTTCTTATCACCAGGCAAAGCAGTTTGCGGCCTTCAATCACGCAAACGCAGCTAAGTCCGTCGAGGGGGTAGGCGAGTTGAAGGCTCGTATCCCTCTTTCTGCTTTCCACTACTGGGGCCAACGCCTTGGCTACGAGTGCTGGAACGACGAATCGTTCGTCAACGATTACATCAAGCACAACCCGGAGATCGCCATCCATAACCGCATGAAGCGGACACAGGTTCGTGGCGCTATCTTCACCGCTGACGGTTACATCACCTAATGCGTACCACCCATTTCTCCCCTATCTTCTTCCAGTCCTTGCAGCTCGCAGGGCAGGATAGGCATATCGTCTCCGACGAGACATTCGCCCAGTTCCGTGACCTCATCTCCGAGCGTATTCGGATGATTTGGGAATCCAACGACTGGCCCGACCTCGTCCGATATGTGGATATCTCCTCCACCATCACAAGCGTCGATGGCTTGGTACAGGCAAGCATCCCTGCCGATGCTGGCGAGGTCTTGGTCTGCTATGACCGTAGCCCGCTTGCAAGCAGCCGTGCCATGCAGATTACCTTCCGTGTCACCGATAACGGGACTGTCCAGAACCTCACGTTCTTGAGCGACCCCGGCACGGTCTGGTGCGAATACCGCATCAAGCGTCCCGAACTCAACGGTGACCTCTATAGCGCTTCCGTGGCATATGCCGTAGGTTCCCAATGCTACTTCGATAGCGGTAGCAACACAGGCACTTATGTTCCTGTAGCCGGGAAACCCCACTACGGCAACTTCTACACCTGTCTGACCGCTACCACGGCTGGTCAGTCCCCTAGCACCCATCCAGCCAAATGGCAGCTGATTACCCTGCCGTACATCTTCGCTGGTTATGCGTCCAGGGGAGCATACGCTGATTGGCTTCGTTCTGAACTCCAGATCGAGGCCGCACAGGTGGCAGAAGCGGAGTCCGAAAAGGTTCTTGC